GTGCACTCTTTCAAGGCAGACCCGTCTGCTTAACCATCCAGAGGAGGTAGTTATGGAAAAGTCTAGGGGAGTTCCACTTGTTACAAGAGTTTTTTATCATTGTAACGCTGATGCAGATACGCCGTGTTTTGACATGGCTAATTCTGTGTCTACATTTCGGGATATTCCTTGTCCCGATGGACTCCATGAGGTAATGGCTGACGAACAGCCAAGATTCAGGCGTTATGGCAATTGCCTACACGTTAAGACAAGCGGTGTTTTAAACCGCGTACCGAACTGCTATAATTATAGCAGCAAGCACTACTGGGCCGATGATTGGTCCAATGCTGGTATCGGTGATGTCCCTGAACTCTCTTCCTTGACTATGGAAAATGTCGCATTTGACGGTTTTATTACAATGAAGCCGTCGTTGACACCTTCCTTTTCCCTGGCCAATTTTATTTTGGAATTAGGCGATTTAAAAGAGCTTTTTTCCTTATGGAAGAAGCATTCTGGACTTATCCAGAACATCGCCGGTGGTTATCTCAATTACCAGTTTGGCTGGAAGTTATTTATACAGGATTGCAAAACAATCCTTGACTCCCTGCATAATTGGCGAGGTACCCTGCTTGATTACAAATCTAAGCAGAACATTCCTATGACCAGACACTACACAGTTCGATTCAAAGATAGCAACACTCGATCATCGTTCAAGAAATCTTGGGCGAATTGTAGAGTTGTTGTGCAGCGTGAACAAACCGCTACAGCCACGATGCGTTTTACATATCGTGTGCCTATGCTTGATCGCAGTTACTCTGATTTATTAGGGTTGCTCGACATGTTTGGATTGAACAATATCGCTTCTGTTGTTTGGGAGGCGATACCTTTCTCCTTTGTTGTCGATTGGTTTCTCCGTGTTGGGGATTATCTCAGCATGTATGGTGGGACCGATTGGCTTGAGTCTGTTGTCACTATCGAAGATTTTTGTGTTTCTATACACACTATCGATAGTACGGATTCTTACGCCGGATACTTCACGCAAGAACCTATTTTGTGCTGGAGTAAGACAACAGACACCTATGAACGTCGACGTATGTTGCCGCGTAGCGATAAGCTATTTGGCGACGTGATGTCACATAGGTATGGCACTAAGCAGATTTTACTTTCTGCCGCGCTTCTTTTAGCTTGAAGCGCTGTAGGCCAATTTTGGCAAAAATGATGGTATTCCATCAAACATGGAGCTCGCAATGTTCAATAATGATGTAACATTGACTGGTGATTCAGGGACCACAACTTATTCCCTGATTTCCGTTAAAGACAGTACGTCCATACGGAGTGACGCAACGCAAACCTCGGCTGCCCCTCGTACCTTGAAAATAAGTAGTACTGTTCAAGGTAAAGGGATGCAAGCCATTGATCGACACCTTGCACGGTTAGACCGTGTTGAGGTTGATCCTGACGATGATACTACTACCGTCAGCGGTTCTGCTTACCTGGTGTTAGAACATCCCAGGCGCGTTATCACCGAAGCTATGATTCTTGACTTGGTCACACAACTCGTGGACTTCGTCACAGCTGATTCAGGTTCAAACCTGACCAAGCTGATGAATCGTGAGCCCTAAACAGTCTCCTGGAGGACATTGCACGCTCTTGGAGGACACGCATATGCGAGCCCGGAAGAGCCAACCCAAGGAATATTTCCTTGGCATGTACAAAGTCCTCTTAACAGGGGACATGGCACGGCAGTACGGGGAACCTCTTTCGTTTCTTCGCGACTACAGTACAATAGTACGTCGTACAGAGACGGAAGGTTTCTCGTTTTTGACGAAGACTTTACCTATCCTAGCTAAAGCAATTGATAAGGCTTTAGTGGATGGGCGGCTTACACCCTCGCACTCATTTAAACATAGTGCAAGGCATATGTACCCTGTATTTCTACAGGTGCTTATGCGCCGTGTCTTCAACGAGGATGGGTCAGTTAAAGAAGACCCATGTATCTCTGCCGTAAGAGATCTGCGACAGATACTTTATCTGTGTTACAAGTACGAGGTGCCTTATGACAAAAGAACAGTCGATTGTTTTATCGACAATTTTCGTAGTGTTGACGAAAGTCTTCCTACGGATTTCCCAGAGGTTTTTGAAAATCAGACCTTTTGGGTTGTCAATGTGGCTCGTACTCTCCTACGTGACTTACTGGATGATGATGGCATATATGATTTACGCCCTTACATCTACCCAGGTCACGGCCCTGGCGCCGTAGCTACTGGTGAGAAGAATTGGGAAAAGATGGAATTTAAGCGATTTTATGCTCAAATTCATAAAGTCTTTCCCTATTATGAATACTTCTTCATCAATAGCGCGGACCTTCGCTCTCGCGTCGATCGTTATTGGCGCATTAAAGAGTGTTGTCCAGAACCCTTGTCTGCAATGCAGATTGTCCCTAAGGACAGTCGCGGCCCACGCTTGATATGCATGGAGCCACTGGAGTTCCAGTACGTTCAGCAAGGTATAGCTAGATATTTGGTTCCGCTGATTGAGAACCATCGCCTGACTCGCGGTCATGTTTCTTTTACTGACCAGAGTATCAACAGGTGTCTAGCACTGGAGGGCAGTATCAAGGGCAATTGTGTAACCCTTGATATGAAGGAGGCTTCAGATCGCGTTTCCTTATGGCTGGTTTGGCTTTTATTTGCCGATACAGCCTTATGGCGATACTTAGAAGCAACTAGGACCGATGGCACAATTCTTCCTAACGGGGATAAGCTCCTGTTTAAGAAGTTCGCTCCAATGGGTTCAGCTTTATGCTTTCCCATTGAGGCACTTGTGCACTGGTCTATCGCAGTAGCATCTCTTCACGTATACAATGAGATATCTTTGAAACAAGCTCTATCTTCAGTGTACGTCTTCGGCGACGACATCATCATCAAGGGGCAAGACCATAGTCCTCTTTTTGATACGTTTGCGCAGCTTGGAATGAAATTCAATGCTGACAAATGTTGTACCAATGGATTCTTTCGAGAATCATGCGGTATGGATGCGTATCTTGGTGAATGTGTAACGCCTGTGAAGGTGAAGAAGCCTCTTCCCAAGAGTCCGAAGGATGCCAACGCCTATGTTTCTTACGTCTCTTATTGTAACGAGATGTGGGAGCGTGGCAACTACTGTACGTCGGAGTATATCCGAGAAGACTTAGAGTCTCTCTACGGAATTATCCCGCACGTCCGTCTTAATAGTGATGTACCTGGGTTAACCACTACTCGTGGCACTCAGGCGCATTATCCTCAACCCTTCAAAGTACGCTATAATAAAGCATACCAGAGGAATGAGGTTCTATTAAGAGGTATTAGGCCGTGTAAAATTTCGCGTCCTAACAACAGAAGTGAGTATCATCGTTATTTGATGATACCTCCCAGCGGTCCCAAATTAATCACCGATGTTCAATCCGGTGTGAGACCACAGGATACGCCTTGGGAGGGCGTCTATGCGAGTCCCCGTCGTATAAAATTCCCACGGGGGTGGAGCACCTGTATAGCTTAACAGGTAATAAGGGGGGTTAGGGGGTGCCGGTGGAACACCGGCCCCTCTGGCCCCCGGGGGAGG